ATTTAGCGGAGCTCTATCATCAACAACCGCCTACCTTTCTGCGTCAGGGAAGGTGTTTACCCTTCGTCCAAAGAAGGTGGAGGAGCTAGAGAGGACTCCTAACGGGTGGTTTGGGAAGCTGGTATGTACACGTATCCCCGAGCAGGTGACTATCACGTCGGCAACCGATCCTATGGACTTCTCCGCCTTTGGATGTGTCATTCTGAACGATGTGAGGAAAGAGCCTATCTACATGGCTCCATCCATTAAAGAGACTCCATTTGTAGATGATGTAGAGGGTAGGGTGTACCTAGATGGCGGTAGGACGCTTAGGTCTTCGTTTGAGCTGGATGTTCCCCTGCTTATGTCTGCTTCATCCGTGGCCGACCTATGGAATAAGAGGTCTATGCTCTTAGACACATTGGTGGCTAAGGGGCTACGGACAATAGCACCTATCACAGATGGGGCGATAACATACAGAGGATATTATGCATCTTGCACCTCCAAGGACGACCCTAGCGTTTGCGATGGTGCTGTGAAATGGAGCTTTACACTAACATTCGTAATTACAGAGATATGATACGGGTTTATTCAGGAGGAAAGTCTGTCAATCTCCCAACTAGCCAAGAGAGCTACCACGAGGTGTCCGTAGGGGCTATACCAAAGGTTGTTGTCGAGACCACAAGCAACCGAGAGCTCAATATCGGCATAGGTGCGTACTGCACATTCAGAGGGGAGAAGTACTACCTGTTCACCGCTCCAGAGGTGGTGAAGCGGTCACGGCGTGAGTACCAGTATAGGCTAACTTTCTATGGAGAGGGGCAGAGGCTTGCACTGACAAAGTTCAAGTTCCTTGTCGATAACCCAAGCGATGTGCGCCTGAAATTCTCATTGTCTGGTACTCCCCGTTTCTTCCTAGAGCAGATAGTCCGTTGTATGGGGGGAGAGTGGAAGATCGGCACATGCCTAGAGTCTCCCTCTCAGGTGCTATCATTCAACCACGAGGACTGCCTAGCGTCCCTAGCTCGACTGGCGGACGCCTTTAAGACTGAGTGGCGGGTGGAGGGCAAGACCATACACCTATGCAAGGTGGAGGGGGATAAGACCAAGGCTGTTCCTCTATCCTATGGACGTGGTAATGGGGTGCTCCCTGGGCTGTCAGTCGAGAATGATAACGAGCATACACCTGTTGGAAAGCTCTACGTGCAGGGCGGTGATCGGAACATAGATCCCAATGTATATGGGTCTCGTACCCTGCACCTCCCTAAGTCTAAGCAGATGGTCTTTGAAGGCCACACCTATGTATCCGATGCCAAGGGAGAGTATCTAACGATAGATGGGGTGACCCTAGATGGACGCAGGGAGGATAGCTATGATGGTACTAGCGTGTACCCACAACGTGTAGGCGTCGTGTCAGGCGTGGAGAGAACCAAGGAAGGCCACTACAATATCATAGACAAGGACTGCGATGTGGACTATGCGAAGTACCGAATAGCTGGAGAGAAGGCAACTATCACCTTTCAGTCGGGTAGACTAGGGGGGAGGACCTTTGACATAGCGCAAGATAAGGAGGTACTCAAGTATGACCACAGCACAAAGCGTTTCCTCCTAGTAAGCTCCGAGGAGGACGGGCTCACCCTTCCAGAGCCGAAGGCATTCTATCCCGAGGTGGGAGACAAGTATGCTGTATTTGGTGTTCGTCTGCCCGATGAGTACCTTGTAAAGGCAGAGGAAGAGCTTATGAAGTCAGCTATCCGATACTTCCATGAAGCTCTACAGCCTAAGGAGACCTACAAGGCTGAGCTAGACGGCATCTATGCACAGAAGAATTGGGGGGCTATCGGGGCAAAGCTAGTCCTAGGTCAGTTCGTGCACCTTACGGACACCGAGCTCAATATAGATGACAAGGTGCGTATAACAGCAATAAGGACGAAGCTATCCAAGGAGTATAAGCCACAGATTACCCTGTCTAACAATGTGCAAGCTCCATCCTTTAGCTCTACTCTAGGTAAGCTGGAGAGCGAAGAGGTGCAGAGAAGCGAGGAAGTCAAGCAGGTGCGCCGAGAGTCCTCTCGTTCGTACGCACAGGCGTCCGCCATATCGGAGGGTATAGTAAAGGCTCTATTGAAGAACTTCACGGAGGGAATTAGCCCTCTTATGGTTAAGACTATGCAGTTGCTGGTGGGAGATCCAAGTCTGCAGTTCGTCTTCATCGAAGGTCGTCGATCAAATAAGATAGTCCCACTTGAGGTGTCTTACGACAATGGTAGAGATGTGCTGTATGTGCCTAGCTCAACCCTGCGTCACATGACACTTGGAATAAACTCCATTAGCTCAAAGCACAGTAACACGGAATACTTGGAGTGGGATGTGAGCGGACTTGAATATGCAGTGAGAAAGGACGTCCACCTTGTATACTTATATGCTAGGTGTGAGCATGGCACAGGCCTAGGGTCGTTTGTTGCCTCGGAAGACCCTATCGGAATGGAAGATGAGGGCGGGTACTCTCACTTTCTCGTAGGTATCTTGGGCGGTCTGCCTGATCGCTCCTTCACCCGCCTCTACGGCTTCACCGAGGTGCTACCAGGGCAGATACGCACGGAGAAAATAGCGACCCCCGACGGACGCTCTTACTTCGACCTTGTTTCGGGGGTGATAGCCTCCCGAAACATCCGTTTCGTCTATCCCGATGGTAGCGAGCACACGCACCCAGACACCTACATATACAAGGCTATCAAGGAAGGTAGCACAGAGGTGCAGGGGGGGCTTGTGCTAGCCTCTATCCTTGGGGCTAAGGACGGGAAGGGCAACGTACGCTCCTTCCTCTCTGGGGACTTCTTGCTACCCGCCTTCTCCGCTGGCGTTACGGGGTGGGGGACACCCCAGCGCAAGGCCACCACGGAGATTAACCACGATGGTACGGGGCATATTGGAAATATGCACATCGAAGAGGGTGGTAGTGTTGTCGTCTTCAAGGGGGAGGAGGGCGGTCGTGACGACGTCCGTATAGGTGGTGCTCAAACACCACTCAAAGACCTGCTAAGCAGCTCCTTCCAAGATAGCGCAAGCACTAAGAGCGTGCAACGGGTAGAGTTCACGCAGAACTCCTTCGATAAGGAGATTAAGCAGGTGGAGATCTTCCGTTTAGGCTTCAACGTGCAAAACGACGGCTCCATGATCCAGTTTGAGCTGCCTTGGAACATCTCCGTCCGCCACGAGAACTCTCAGTACCACAAGATCACCTCATTCGCAACTATCAACCTTCGTATCACCGATAGTCGGGATGTCGTGGTGTACGAGTTTACGGAATTCCTCCGAAGCGGTGCAATGCAGGGCTTTATGCCAAGCAATATTAACTACCCCATGCAAGCCGACAAGAGGGGACTCTCGGCTGGTCTGTACGTGTTCAGCTTGGTGGCGAATGTTAGCACGGTTATTGCTGATGGAAGTGGGTACACTGGTACTCCAGCGGTCACCACGTTCACCAGCCAGCCGTTCCAGCTCAAATACAAGGTGTCGGGGCGCAATGAAAACGTGCGGGAGGTTGTGTTTGGCAAGTTCGGGCTTAGTGCCTTCTACGGGCACAAGCAGCTGTTCTACCTCCTTAATAGCACCAATGGTCAATATCCGTTCCTAACGATCCGTGGTAAAATAGACATTCCAGGCGTGCTCTTCTCGGGCGACTTTTGGCCATCTGACTACAACGGCGGAAACGTCTTGTCGGAAGATAGCTTTGGTGCTCTCTTCCCAAATGGCATCTATTGCGAGCGTGTGGGGGTTGGTCAATACAAGATCAAGCACAACCTAGGGAGGTCGAATTACACCGTTCAGGTGTGTCCGATATATAGAGCGGGTTATGAACCCAACAACGACGTCATGGCTAGAGTGGAATTTAAGGGAGAAAACTCGTTCAACGTAGTCACTGGAGTAGGCAACGAAAAAAACAACTATGTGCCCTTCTCCGTACTCATCATAGGCGCAAACTACGAGGAGTAGATTATATATAACCAAACCAACTTAACTATTTATGACTTTAACTGAAATTCACGGCTACTTAGATTTTAGCCAATTCAACAAGGGAGAGTTCACGCTCGGGGCAGTCGTCATCCTGCTCTGCTTCGTCTCTATCCTAATCGTGTGCGCCATCGATGTGCGGAGTGCTATCCGAAGGGATAAGCGTTTCGCCCACGAGTTGGCAGTGAAGGCTATCGAGGAGGGGCGAGAGTCGGGGAGTGTAGACGATGTGGCAAAGAAGCTATCCCCCAAGCTCAATAGCTGGGGTATCAAGCGAACCATCGCAAAGCTAGGCACGTACTACAATGTCTTGTTTGCCGTAGGCTTCCTAGACGCCCTCCTACTTGTGACGGATGTGTGGCGGTTGTTCCGTATTTCTGAGGTGCCTTACGCCTCAATGCTAATCACGGTGATATTCATTTTCAACGAGGCTCTATCCATCTGGGAGAACAGCCCTAAGCGAGACCAGGATAACGTGGTGAAGAGCTTACGGAGGTTTAGGCAGACGGCTAAAGACCTATCAGCGGAGATTTCGGGCGACGACGTCAAGGAGTTGCGTCAGCTGCTTAGCGAGATACGAGACAACCAAAACAGATAGGCTATGAACACTGATCACAAGTACTTTACAATGCCAGAGTTGGTGCGTAGCCGAACGGCGGAGACGCACAAGCCAAAGCCAATAGACAACACTCCACCCGTACATCTACTGCCTAACCTGCACCGACTGATGGACTACCTAGACCTCATACGGGAGGCATACGGGGAGCCTATACGGGTGTCCTCGGGGTATCGATGTGATGACCTAAACCGAGCTGTTGGCGGTTCGTCAAATAGCCAACATAAGCAGGGACTCGCCGCTGACCTAGTAGTGCCAGACCTAGATAGGCTCTTTGGCGTTATCCGCAAGCTAGGAGGCTTCGACCAGCTCATAGATGAGCGACCTGGGGGAGGTAGTCGCTGGGTGCATGTGTCTATTGCCCCAGAAGGAGGCAAGCCTAGAGGCCAAGTACTCAATTACAACGGGAGAGGCTATAAGCATATCAAGTAACAAGGCGGATGGTCGGGGGAAAATCGGGATTTCCGATTTTTCTCCCCCTCCGATCCAATCATAGAATATTATGGGATGTGCAAATAAGATGAAGGGGAACGCCCCGAGGGTGAGGATAGGCACTGATACCATCTTCTCCATTGCGCTATACAGGCACGACGGAGAGATCGGCACGAGTCCAGACCCTGATGTGGCTGATGTGATAGATCCACGAACGCTGGCAAGCATAGAGGCGGAGATACGCACCGATTGCGGAGGCATAGAGAGTATCGACGTCAAGATCGAGGGTAAGATGCTCAAGGTAGAGGTCACCCAAGAGCTCACCGAGCGCCTTAACCTAGGCCTGTATAAGCTGCGTCTCAAGGTGAGGGAGGTAGACGCCCATTTTGCCGATGGGTACAGAGACGTAACCCTTGTAACAGAGCTGTGTCAAGTGGTGTCTGATGGATCGGACACAGGTCTCTCTAAGGCAAATATCTCAGTGGTGGTCTCCCAGCTCGCTACGGGCAAAAGTGCCTATGAGAGCTATCGGGAGACGACTAAGGATAACCCTAAGTTATCCGAGTCTGAGTGGGTGGCTAGCCTCACGGGTAAGAGTGCCTATCAGCACTACCTAGAGACTACCGAAGACAACCCGAAGAAGACGCTCCCAGAGTGGCTAGCAAGCAACAAAGGAGAAAAGGGAGATAGTGCTTATCAAGTCTACCTAAATACGACCACAGACAACCCGAAGAAGAGCGAAACTGAATGGTTGGCTAGCAACAAAGGAGAGAAGGGGGATAGCGCCTACCAGATCTACCTAGCTACCACCACGGATAATCCCAAGTTGTCCGAAGAGGAGTGGTCAGATGCATGGAAGCCATTTGTCGAACTACTAAAACTGCTGTAATATGATGCCAAAGGAAGCCGCCAAAGAGTGGAAGAGAGTGTACGACGGAGAGCGAGATCTTATTTCGGCTCTGTCAGAGAGGGGCATTAGCGTGCCTGCGAATACACACATAGAAGACCTTGCAGGCATAGTGAGAGGTAACATCCCGCACGTGGTCTGCATCTACAAGAAGGAGTTTTTTTACAAGTGTATGCAGGAGGTGCTCCCCACGATGAAGGTAGAACCAAGTTATAATCCAGCTAACTTGACTTGGCTCTTTGCCCAGAGTCCCAACCTTGTATCTATCCCCAAGGTGGAGGGGTTAGACCTCGCTAGCAACATGAGTTACTACGCCTACGACTGCCCCAAGGTTAGCGGGGGGGTAGAAACTGGGAACTTGACAAAATGCGAGAGCTTAGAGTCAGCCTTTAGCAGCTGCGTGAAGCTGGAGACTATCTCTATTGGCGATGCTCCAGTGTGTATGTCCATTGGCAATCTTGCTAATGGTTGCACGAGCCTCCGTACAGTGAAGATTGGGGATATACCAGAGGTTTCGAGCATGAGCCAGTCTTTTCTCGGATGCACGAGCCTGATGCGTGTGGACATGTCTCCAGGGGGCAAGCTCACATCGATGAATCACACCTTTGCTAGGTGTAGCTCCTTGCGAGAGGTTGTAGGCACTCTGGACGTCTCAAGTGCTGGTATTGCTGGTATGCTTGATGGATGCGTCTCGCTGGAGGAGATACGCCTCAAAGGTATCAATGATAGCATTGCCCTACACGACAAGCCCAATCTCTCCCTAGAGAGTGCTCGTTACCTCATCAATGAGGCTCAGTCGGTAACAGGTAAGACGATCTACCTCCCACAGAAGTTGGTAGACGACCACGAGGATGAGATGGTAGAGCTCGGAGAAGTGGCAAGTGCCAAGGGGTGGATAATCAACTATAGATAGTTTAACGTTTTTTTATCTTATCGTTATGGGAAAATCAGTAAGAATCAAAGCCCCCAAGGGGAAGATGGTAGTTAGCCGTGTGCGCAAGACTATCGGGCGGATAGTGCACACGCCCAAGGCAGACGCACATCTGTATGAGATCATGGATGAGGCGGAGGCCTACGCCCTAGATAGGGAGTGGCATCCCGAGTTCTACGGGCTACCTCCCAAGGAGCCAGACCCTAATCCTGTTCCACCCAGTGAGGGTGGAGCAGGAGGGAGTGGCGCAGACTTCGTGGACAAGGTGCGGGAGAAACTGGACGGGGTAGGTAAGTGACGGAAAGAGGGGAGGCCCACACCTCCCCTCCCGATAAGCGAGATTAGCCCTGCTTCTTTCCATTCACGGGGAATCGGAAGTACTTAGATCTCTTTGGGTAGATTACCTTCCCATTGCGAACTATGTATGTGCAATAGACATACTCCTGCTCATCTCTCTGACTAGTAGATTCTTTCACTCATGATACACCTCCTTTCTTTTTGGCTAATGGCGACATTGCCACAGCCTCTTTACCTTGGGGGTCTAGTCCAAGGAAAACCCCCAACCTGTGGGGGCTGGGGGTGTTCTGTTGAGGTTGAGTGGAGTGTAACGCCCGCTAGACCTTAAAATTAGACCCGATCTGGCATGGCTTGGAGGTGTATCTCACGTGACCTCATCTACTAATCTTGGGCAAAGGTATGGATAAAACAAAAACAAACCAAACAGGAATATATGAAGTGTAAGAGAGAAGAGATAATGAGGTGGTGCGTGCTTGCTGGCGTCCTACTCGTCTTAATGCTCATCTTGATTGGGTGTGGGGCACGGAGGAAGACGCTCACCATCCAGAGCGAGGTGAGGCGTGACAGCGTCTACACCAAGGTGGTAGAGCGGACAGTGTACAAGCGTGACACGGTACGAATCCACGTGCCCCAGCAGGTTGCGGTAGCCCAAGTCAAGGACAGCACTAGTAGGCTCGAGAACGACTGGGCGGTCAGCACGGCGCACGTCTACCGAGACGGGACACTACGGCACAGTCTAGAGACTAAGGCGGGGCCCCGCCCGATAGAGACGGAGACCCCTATTGTTTATCGAGATAGTATAGTTTACAAAGACCGAGAGGTTAAAAAGGAAGTAACGAAGGAGGTGGAGAAGCCCCTCGGCAAGTGGCAAAAGCGACAGATAGCAGGCTTTTGGGTGCTTGCCGTGGCGGTGCTTGGCTACGTAGGCGTCAAGACCCGCAGGGTATGGCTACCTCTCGTGCGTCGGCTCATCTAGCATAAAAATGGCAGAGCAAAAGGCAGGCAAATAAATAGCTGTCTGTGTTTCAGCGTGTTGCATTACCTTTGCTCGCCTTATATGTGAGGTGAGCAAAAGACCATAAAGAGGACATAAAGCGAGCCGACATCATAGATAATCGGCGATTTTTCAGGTGTAAGTGTCTGGTGTCCAGATTATGGCTAATGGCCAAAAAGAAAACAGCCCCCACAGCTAGATCCGTGGGGGCTGTTTCGTTAGTCTTGTTCTTCGTTGTTTGCACCCCAATTGTGGTTTGCCTCGATGATTTCGTCCATCTCGTCAGACCTTACAGAGTCACACCTGTCTAGCTTCTTTAGAGCATAGCGCACACACTCATAGTTCTCGGCGACATCTTCTTGGTAGTTGTCGCTATCTTCGTCGTATGGGCACTCAGGGAGGAGCATCGTTGTGATTGTGCGAATCTTGCCGTTAAAAGATTCGTCTGCATACACTTCGACTTCAGCTGATAGGTATACGCTTTCGCCGTTAATGTCGCTGAATGACATCATTACCATGCACTCGCCGTATGGCACAGACTCACTCTCTATCATGCTACGGGCGCTGTCAAAAGCTATACCCTCGGCTACTGCGATGAGGTCGCTTACAACCTCTTCTGCGTTGTCTTCGGTCACGACATTTAGTAGCTCGCCAGCCTCTACGTAGATTTTGCGCTCGTCGCTGTAGCTCTCTACTTCGTAGCTCTTACCTGCGATTTCGATTGTCTTGTTCATTGTCTTGCTGCTTGTGGCTTTCGCCGTTGTACTTACTTTTCTTTTTTGTGAGTGGCGTTGTTGTCTCTCACACTGCAAAGACAGGTCAATTATTTGACTTACCAAAATTTTGGGCGAAGTTTTTCTTAACTACCTCTTTTTCAGCTCTTTGATTTTATCTCTGAGTTTTGCGACAATACTCTCGAGCTGCTCGATCCTTGCGTCTCTTGCCTCTACAATAGCCCTGTGGGTAGATAGAGGGATCCTGTCATCGTCACCCTTGAGCATCTCACCCTCGCCTGTAGCCACCCAATGCAGATTGAGGTCGGGGAAGGCCTGACCAATCTTGTGCAGTGACTTGGAGCTAACCCCGGGAGGCCCCCAGTTGAGGAAATTGGGTCTAACCCCCGCCTCCTTGCAAAAGCGGTACTCTGTCATCCCCTTGTGTCGCGCGAATGCTTTTAATCTGTCTCTCATATCTCTATCTATTCGTATCCCCACCTCTACTGGTGCAGAGGCGGGATAGTTTTCTATTGTAGATGGTTGTAGACCTCTGATAAGCCCCCGAGATACACTAGGCATCTCGGGGCTTTTCTTTTTGGTTGCTAGGCTATTTGTTAAACTTCTTAATGATCTTTCTTCGAAGCTCTTCGAAATCGTCTGCCTTTTTGCTCATGTGGTCTGCGGGCGAGTACCCGGCTCTTACAAAGTATCTCAGTATGCTTATCTTGTAATTGAGGTAGGCAACGCTTGACTGGTATAGCTCTTTGCGTAGTTGTAGATACTCTTTGTACGTGATCTCTTTGTGTTTTTTGATACAGATCTCATCATCACCACCGATACCGGCAACAACACCCTTATAGTATCTCTTTTTGAGGTGCCAAACGTCCGATATGGCAAACGAGAAAATCTCAGGTATTAGCCCCCACTGAGCTAATGATACACCAGGCTCATACTCTCTGTCTCTATGGTTGTATGAGTACCCCTCTTCGGGCGCATCGCCGTATCTGTAACCAACGATTGGCATACCTATGATGTCTTCGATCTCTGTGTATGGCACTTCGGCCATGTTCATCGTCTTGTCCATTGTCTTGTTCTTGCTGCTTGTGGCTTTCGCCGTGATACTTACTTTTCTTTGTCTTAGGTGTGACCCTTTCGACACTACAAAGATAGGTCAATTATTTGACCCATCAAAATTTTGGGCAAAATATTTTGCAAGTCACTGAAAATCAAGAAGAAAAATTTTCATCAGGGTGGTGGTGTTGGTATGTATGGTGGTCGATGATGTGCGTTTGATAGCAAAAAAGCGAGAGGGATGCCCATTGGGACACCCCTCTCAAGAAAAGTAAGTCTGGTGACGCCTCTAGTGAGACTAACAAGACTATTAGAGCTTTTGTGCTCGTTTTAACTCACTCCCCTGCTGGGGAGACAGTACAGATAACTTGTGGCTATCTGCACTACAAAGGTAGGCAATAAAAAGAACAGCTCCAAACGTCGAGAGCAACATACACAAGAAACGGGAGTTTTCTGTGTATATCACTCTGTATATGCGCAAAGAAATGAGGAAACCTGTACATATCTGTCCGCTCCTGTACGTCCTATCCTAGCACATGCGATATTACGCTATTGTTCAGTCTGTCTATCCTGCTGAAGTCCTTACGTATATATCTATCTGTGACTCTATGCGCAGACACATGGTTGAGAGCAAAGGCCACTTCCTCCTCGCTTGCCCCCACCTCATTGCGTGCTATAGTAGCCCAGCTGTGTCTGAGTGAGTAGCTGGTCATTGTGGGTAGCCCAGCCTCCTCACATAGTTTCTTTATGCCTTGGGATATATAGCTGGTACAAGCGTGCCTATCGTAATACCTTGTGGAGAGGTTAAGTAGGTAGCCCTCTCGAGCCCCCTCTGTAAGCCTTGCTAAGGCTTCCATAGCCTGTAGTGGTATGCACACCTCCATATATGCACTATCGCTTCGCTTACCCTTAGTTTTAGCCCTGTGGTAGCACACCTTATCAAGCTGGAGGTTGTCTGGGGTGAGCTCGTACAAGTCCGCAATGTTCATCCCCGCAAGGCAAAAGCTCACCAATGCGACGTCCTGTGCGTATTTAGCTTGTCCGCTTTTCGGTGAAAAGGCGAAGAACCTCCGAAGATGCTCTACGTCCACGCTCCTCTTCTCTGGTGTCTCTGTGGACGGGATCTTGAGGAACTCAAAGGGGCGGTTAGCCACCTTCAATATACCTCTGTCGTAGTCGTTGTACTCCTCCATCCCAGCTTTGAATATCGCCTTTAGGAGTGTTGGGTACATACTCTTTGCTCGTTTCGTGTGTGCGAGGCTGTCCACCCATTGTCGCAGGAGCTTTGAGGTGACTTCTGAGAATGCTATATCAGTCTTCCCAGCGAATGAGAGAAAGCTATTGAGGGCATAGCGGTAGTTGTCCGCACGCTTTACTCCTCTCTCTGATAGCTTGCGGATGTGAGCTTCTGCGAAGCTCGCAAAGGAGATGCGCTCCTCTACGCTATCCGTTACTATGTTCACTACCTCCTTAACCGTGAGGTTGTCTATGCGCTTGCCCTGCAATTTGTCGTAGTAGGAGCAGATGAGGGCAGTGGCACGCATCAGCACACGTGGGTCGGTTACCTCGCTCTTCTCATTCACACCCTCATCTCGCACAACCAGGTCAGTTTTTATGTAGGCGAGCTCTCGATTATGAGTGCATAGGATATAGACGGAGTGAAATCCATTACCCCTCCGCTTCCTTATCTTAGCTTTGAACGTTGGCATATTGTAGGTGTAAGCTGTGGTGTAAACAAATCGTGCATATTGGGGCTGTTTTTATGTGTATTTGCCCCCTCCAGAGACTAAAATAGCGGGTCAGTTCCCTCTTTGTGGAGGCTTCTAATCCGCTATTTTCCAGTTGTTTATGTGTCGTGGTCCCACTTGGGCTTGAACCAAGGACTCCCTGATTATGAGTCAGGTGCTCTAACCGACTGAGCTATAGGACCAAAGGAGGTCACCTAGGGAGGTGATGCCCCTTCTTTTCGTGTGCAAAGATAGCGATAAAGCCTTTAT